AACCCAGGTACCCAGCCTTCTCCTGAACCATACATGATTCCGTATCCACATAATAGATACATCAAACATGCAACACCATACAGTGCAAAGTTCTTGGTGATAATTTCTGCTACGTTTTTACTACGAACCATACCTGCTTCTAGCATTGTAAAGCCTGCCGCCATGAACATGACCAGGGCTCCGCATACCAGGAAGTAGAATGTGTCTAAACTATATGCTAAGTCCATTAGATTGCCCCCTCATCTTTCTCACCGGTCCGTATGCGTAAAACACTATCCAAGGTGGTTACCCAGATCTTGCCATCGCCTACTTTACCTGTGTGTGCTGATTTCTCGATTGTTTCTACTAGCAGTTCCACTTGATCTTCTGGAACCATTATTTCGAGTTTTATCTTGGGAAGGAAATCTACAACGTATTCTGCTCCGCGGTAGAGTTCTGTGTGACCTTTTTGTCTGCCAAAGCCTTTTACTTCAGTCACTGTGAGTCCAGAAATGCCAGTCGTACTAACTGCTTCTCTGACCTCATCAAGTTTAAAAGGCTTGATTACGGCCGTTACTAGTTTCATTTATTACCTTTCTGCGTACTCTTGACGCATTTAAATTTGTGAAGTACTCCTGACTCCACAGTGGTATTTATTGCAATGCAATAATGATATGTATTTGTAGTTAACGTTCTTGTCTCGTTTTTGTAAAACTATCCAAGTTTTCATTTAGCCTCTTAACTCTTGTGTGTTTTGTTCATTAAGAATCTGTCTATAACACTGACCACAGTAACAACCTTGATCCTTATTGATTTCGACAAGGGGTGGCATAATCGTACACCAGCATTCAACCTCTGGTGTACGAGCCGCACACTTGAGCAACGAGTTACATCTTGCGCACCGCTCTAAGTGCATTTATTAATCACCAGGTGCGTCAGACAATACTTTGAGGATGTGCGCAGGACTACTTACTCCATATGGATCTGGATTCTCTTCGGACCCATCTGGTTCCACAAAACTGCGTTCAACCACTCCATCGTTAATAACAACAGCAAAACGTCTTGATCGCTTACCGAAGGTAATAACACTCATGTCTGCTAACATACCCAATGAGTCAGCAAACTCTCCGTTGCCATCTGGAATTACTTTTACTTTTTTAATGCCCATGTGTTGTGCCCAAGCATTCATTACAAAACTGTCATTAACACTGGATACATAAATTTCGTCAATGCCTTGTGCATAAAAGTCTTCATGTGCTTGTTCAAAGGCAGGCAGTTGTAATGAACTACAGGTTGGAGTAAATGCTCCTGGCAATGAAAATACAATTACCCTCTTGCCAGCAAATAATTGGTCTGTGGTTGTGGGTATGAATTCCCCACCAATTGGACATCCGCCGTCTTCAGGCTCTTCATCACCTACCCTACACATAAAGGTAATGGTGGGAATTTTCTTTTGCTCGATCATATGCTTCTCCTTATCTTATTATTTTAATGTTACTGTCTGTTTCAATTACGACTCTGGCACCACAACTTAGTATCTGTTTACCGTGTTCGCCGTAAACAACCTTGCTGGGACCTAGTATTTCTACTTCGTGGCAGTATGTGTTAGATTTTCCTTCTTTGATAGTTATGGTAGGTTCCACATCTACAAACTCAGGATCGAGTCGTTGCTTCTTCAAGTTACTGCGAATTACGTTTTGATTAACGTGAATGTATTTTTTCATGCCTTATTATACAGGTAGAAAATGTTTGTGTCAAGAAAATGCCCACCGAAGTGAGCACTTTTTGTTTCTTTAAAAATTAATGTATATTAGCGATGTGCAATGTACATTGAAATTTCGAAGCCATAACGCATTTCTGTGTACTCGGGCTTGCTCCACATAGTATTTCCTTTCAGTGATTAATTAATTAATGTTAAAACAATGTTCCAACGCTAGTATTTAACATAAGTATATAGAGAGATTATCCTAAAGTACATACTGATATTCATTAAAGAAGCATAATGAAACTAACACTACAGCCTGGAATTAAATTTGTTTTCCCTAGAGAAGACAGTGCCTATCAAAAACTGGAAAAAGAATTTAATTATTTTACCAACGCCATGTCGTTGTTCCATAACATAGAATTTGAGTTCCATCCTGAAAGCACAATAGGTTGGTTGCCACCATATTATGTGTCAGGTGATCCTGTGTGGTTGGAGAATCAGTATTACAGAGACAGGTTACGGGCACACTATAGGTTTTGCCAAAGGATTATCTTATGGGATATAGGTTACCCTGAAGTAGACTACACCGAAGTTAAAAAACTATTCTACGATAAAGAACTTGTGCTTGTTACTGACAAACTAGTTGAAACAGAATACAACACTGTTAGATATGACTGGTCATGGAATCATTTTAAGTACTATGCCACACAAGACGTACAGGATCCCACAAAGTTCTGGCAATATCAGGATTACCATATGCCTATGCTACTGGCAGAGAAAAATATTGGCAATATACTGAAATTTGATGGCGGTGTTTCAGAACTAAGGGACCTGGTGTTTAGTGACTATTCAGGACAAGTTACTGATGGTGGTGATTTTATACACACCATGGTAAGTGTGATTGAAGAGCCTCAGTTGGGCCTTAGTACGTACCATGCATTAAGTAGGGGTCACTTAGTAATGCTATATAGTGCGCCCTTCCAAGTTAAAAAACTGGGTGCAAAAGGGTTCTGGTTGGGCGATTTATTTGATTTTACATATGACCAAGTGCTTGATGATTATAATAGACTGGAACAATTTTGTCAGTGTTTGCGTAAATTCTGTATGGGCACACACAAGCATGCCCTAACTGAATTCTACCTAGATAATATTAATAAACTTAGGGCTAACCAAGCTCTGTTCTTTGATAATGAGTATGATAACAATATTAAAGACTGTTTTAAAACCTAAGTCCCAACCCTATCTTAAGATTGTTTGCAGAAGCTAGGCCGTTGACCACGAGCCTAGCAGTTAGATACACAGGTCTATGTTCGCCTTGTAAATAGTCTGTTAGATAGTAATGTGTAACATAGTTTAATAGAAAAAACAGATCCACCGTATCTGTATCGGGCCTATTGCCCAGTAAAGGATTGTGTTCTACGTATCCTTCATCATACCTACTAGCCATATCTCTTGTGGTTAAGTGATCCACAGCAATAGCTGTGGTTGACATCCAAAACAACTCTTTGTCGTATTTGTCCCAGTCTGCGTATTCTGCTTGTGCTGTAAACGGCAAGAGTAGTAGTAATAGTAGTTTTCTCATACTTCTACTTATTACTGTTAACCAAGTTCTATTTTGTTTCAGCTTCCTCAGGAGTGCTTCGATCGGTTTGCTCGTAGTATTCTTTGTACTTTACTATAATTAGTTTTTGTTCCTGAACTAGGCGTAATAGTTCTTGCATATTAATTGCAAGTTGTTTATAGCCAGTTTCATCAAGACTGTAAAACGCTATAAAATCATCAGGGTTCTTTTTGCGTTCCTCGATTAGTTCCTCAAGGTTTACCTCAGTAACAATTATCCACTCAGGACTTTTTAAGCGTAATGGTGCTGGGGCTTCTAAGCCTAACGGCTCACGCTCTACCAGTTTTGTCTTAATTACGATCTCAGGTTCTCTCTTACTGAACATGGAACATCCAGTTACAAACACTAACGATAAAATCAGTAGATATCTCATGGCTGCTCCTTGGGTGTATAGTTTGGATTTGCTAGATCAGGACACTCGTTGTTAGCCTGGCTTTTCTTAGTAGCCTCCGCCTCATCTGGAGTTAACGGACTGCCACCAGCAATCTCAAAACACCTCATAACATTTTTGCTGGCATTATTGATGATTTTTGTAACCAACGTTGTTTTTCTAACAGCGGCTTCATTAATATCACGACGCTTGCCTGTTGCTTCGTTAACTTTATTAAGTTTATCGTTAAGGTCATCGATACGCTGTTCACTTGCCTTGCGAGTATTATCCAACTCTTTGTGGATCTTCTTCTGTAATTCGATGTCTTTCTCTTTAACAACCATCAGTTGTTTTTGCTCGGCAACTGTTTGTTCTAGCAGTTTCTGATTAATTCTTGATGTTTCTAAGTCACTGCGTAGGTTTTTAACATACAATGCACCACCACTAAGTGCGCCAACTATGGCTATGACGATTCCAATTTTAATTGATGTAAGCATATCAGTATTTATTAAGAAGCCGGATAGGGAGAGCCTAGTAGATCAGCATACCTTTGTGCATCGTCTGACAGTTTAGTTAGCTCGTACTTGCCACAGAACTTAAGAAATTTAGCACCCACCATGCTAGTAGTTTTGGGACTACTGGCTTCTGCTATTGTTTCAGCAATCTTTCGTTTAATGTCGTCTGGTTGTGCAGTTAAGTCGACAAGTGTTACGTTACGCTGATAGTCGTCTAGCACTCGATGCTCAACACCATTATGATCTGACCAACGTTGTAACATCATGTTGTTCCAGTTGAACCCCTTCTTGCCCTTATCTGCAAATGCTTCTAACAACCCAATCTTGTTCTTAGTGCCTTTCTTACGCACACCAGGATATGCTGAAAACACATTATCACTGGTGTCACCACGCATACACTTCTCAAACAACATCCACTGTGGATTAACTTCTTTAGGTTCTTTAGTTTTCTTGTCCAGTACAGGTTCGCTTTTTTTGTTAAACACACCCTCGAGTGTATGCAACTCATCAGTAATACCATTATACTGTTTAACATTCTTAGCTAACAGCTGATAAAAGTCTGTGTCACTAGACACAATAGTATGATGATCGTTAGGGTGTGCTTGTACCCAACCTGCAATTAAGTCATCTGCTTCCAGTTCAGGATGTCGCATAACAGTGCAGTTCGACTTCTCTGTTAGGAATGTTTTGATATCGTCAAATGTATCCCAGAACAGTTGATCTTCTTCTGCCTCTGCTTCTGTTAGTGCATCACGTGCCACTTTCCTGTTTTTCTTGTAGGGTTCGTAAAAGTCTTTACGCCAGGATCTGCCTTCTAGGCAAAACACTACGTGTCCTGCGGCTTGGTCTCGCCAGGCTTTAGCAACACTACCTAATGTAAGGTGTACTGCAAATCCCAGTTTAGTCCATTGATCTGACCCACGATGTGCAATGTGGCGGGCTCTAAAGAATGTGTTTGCTAAGTCGACTATTAAGTATCTCATATACTATATTATAGGGCCACTCAGTGCTTTTGTCAAGTGCGGCAACAAGTGATGTGCCCAGGTTTGGTGACCGTCAGCCATGTAGTGACCACCGCCCATATCAGCGGCAACACTAGGTCGAACACTGAATCCTTTTGTGTTCATTAGGTTAAAATATGATTGTGATTCAGTGTAAGGGTCTACATAGCTATCGCCCCAGTCTTTTTGATCTTGTTCTTGTATCAGACTGAAGGCGATATGACTGTTAAAAAATAAGTGTTTGATATTTTGTTCCTGTAGTTCGCAATGTAGATCCCATACTTGTCTGTGCCATTTTTGCTGATGTGCTTGCCAGTTACTTGCCTTTCCCACTATCCAATGCTTATACTTTAGTTGTAAAGGTTCAGGAAGAGCATCTAACCCACTACTATTAACCTGATAGTATTCGCCTTCGTGTTCCCATTCCTCACGTTCCCACGTAGTCCAACCAATTAGTACAAACACATCTTCTTTTACGTTTTCTTTATATTGTCCTTTAATAAAGTCTCGAGTAGTTCTAACAATTCGATCGTTACTGGCGGCACTTTCAGCATCACAATATAAACGTGCTTGTAGTAGTTTGGCTAAAATAGCACTAAAACTCACTGCTAAGTTAGCTGGATGTGGTTTACGTTTTAGATAGAAGTATTGTGAATCATCTTCTGCAAAACAATATGTGTTAAGTGCTTCTGCACCTGCAACGTGACTGCAACCGTTTGTGTATAGTATCATTTTAGTATTGTAAAAATATTGGCGTATTGCCAGCGATTAGGGTTAACTCCATGATAGAACTTTACATATCTTCTGTAACACTTACGACACCAGATAGTTTCTCCGTCTAACGTCATAACTGGTCTCCACGCAAACCATTCTTCCCATGGTGTTTTTTCTACATCATGATGTCGTGTCACCATACCCATGTTAATTATATTCTGACCTACCGTCACCTAAGTCTTTTTTATTAACTCTGTCAGCACGGCTAACATTAGCATCATACTGTTGATGTGTCTCTAGTACAATATGCCTGCATACATCTTGAAACCAGTTATCAACAATGTCTTGATCTGTTTTGCCAGGGTAGCCCGACCTAACAAGTTTAGCAACAAAGAAATCGTTCCAGTCTAGTTCAAAACTACCGTTACCTATATTATCAGGATCAAGCTCAACTTGTAATACGCTGACCCAAGGTTCTTTCTTTTCGGTTGCTATGTCTTTGTCAGACTTTTTAGACTTGCGTTGTTGCCTAGGTGCAGGCTCTTCGTTTTTCTTAAAAAAGTTTTTAATTTTATCAATCATTAAGTACTCCAACTGTTGCCCCAGATATCTACGTGCAATCTGGGACTGTATCTGTAACCTTTACTTAGTGCATATTCGGCTACCCGTTTGTTATTTTGATTATATGCTTCTGCTACCCCACCAACAGGCATAATATAAACGTTACCGTTTACTCCTGCTTTACGATATGCATTAACAGCTTCATCTACTTCAGCCATGTGTTCATCATTCTCTACTACAAACTTCAAATACGTGTTGCCTATCCAGTTATACTCAGCAACTACTTCTGGCATGATAGCATCGTCCCACGCTTCACCACTAGCACTTAGTTTAGGACTAACACTAAATGTTAAGTTGTGGTAGTTATGATAATCATTCTTCCATGTGTGAAAGAATGCCTTAAAGTCATCATGTAACTTTTGTGTGCCGTTTGTCTCAAACGTTATATTCTGCAAGTTACTCATTTTGTCATGTTCTAGTAAGTGCGAGTATATACGTTGCCAGCCTAATAATGGTTCTCCACCAGTAACAACTAGGTGTATGTCTGATCCATTATCTTGTCGCCATGTGTTATTAGGGAGTAAGTCGGTTAATTTACCAACAAGTGTGTCTATGTCATAAGTTGGCGAATACTTTTTAAACTTTGGATGCCAACTTGCATAACTATCACAGCCTGTTGTAACAAGTGGAAGGTCTTCTAGTCGTTTGTACTTGTCGGGATCTTGTTCTACCAGTTTAATTATGTTGTCGACTTCTTCAGTCTTCTTACCTTTAGGCAAACCGAAACCTGGACATTCGAAGTTACACCCAAACAGTCTTAAGAATACACTGGGTACTCCTACAAATCTCCCCTCTCCCTGTAGACTGTAAAATATTTCACTTACTTTAAATTTCATTTTAACCTCTGCTTATATCTAGACTACTTGTATTATGGTAAATAATTTTGTGGACAAACTCGAAACATTTATTGCTAGTAATTCTGATTGCAGTCCTGACGTTAGTCAACTTCCTAGAGATGCTGACTACGAATGGATTGTGACAGAAAGTAACCTGCCCTATATTCCTCTTTATATTCATGCACAATGGCCGGTGTTGCATGCAGAAGCCGAACGTGCTACTTATCACGAACATAGGGATAACGACAGTAGCGGTTGGTCCAGTGTTTGTGTTCATGGTATTAGTCAAAGTTATACGGATCATTATGAATTATATACGGAATACAAGGATTTGTCAAATAGAAATGTACCATATGACTGGACAGACATAGATGCTCCTTATACGAAACTGTGGTTAGCACAACACTTTCCATATGATGTTTATCACCGTGTTCGTTTTATGAAGGTTAAGCCGGGCGGATATATTTTACCACATACTGACGGCAACACATACGGATTAAATGCAGTAAACATAAGTTTATGGAATCCTGACGGCTGCAAATTGGTAGTTAAAGACCAAGGTACTGTACCATTCAATCAAATGGGTAGTATATTTCTTTTTGCCAACAACTTTGAACATGCTGTTTTTAATGACAGTGAACATGATAGATATCATATGATTATACATGGTTACCCAGACGATTATAGAGTTGCTGAACGTTTTCGACAATTAGTCATTGAAGGTTACCGGTCCTTGTTGCCAAGGATCCATCAAGTCTAACACAAAACGCTTACCAGTTGCGGTTAGCCCATCTATAAGACGTTGTCTATATTCGTATACCTTCTTTTTACCAACAGTAACTAATGCATACTCCATATAGAATGCATTGCTTAACCACACGTATGTGGTATCATTGTTGGCAACTATGTTAATTATCTGATCCTGTCCTTCTTCGGTATACAAATTTAATAAACTGCATGGCTGATCCTTGGGTATCTGACTCCAGACAGCCTGAAAAACCTTAGGGGCTATGTTAATATTAGTTAACTGTCGAACAAGCTCGGTGTCGTATGCGCCTGGAGGATCACAACTCTCAAACTCAGGGTGTTCTTTAAGAAATTGCTGTACAGTTGCATTAAAGGTTCCAACTTCGCCCGACCAAGTGCTTAAATGCTGTTGAAATTGCACCGCGGCATCTGAAAAATCGCAAAAATTAATACTCAAAGGGTCTGTTTCGTTAGCATAATACATTGGTAGTAACCAAGGTTTTAAGCCGCTTGCTACACATATGAAGTTGTTTATACTAAAATCGATCTTGTCATTACCAACAGGTTCTGTGTTAAGAGGATAGAACTGGTGTTTTACGTTACGTGCTAGATGTTTAATAAGCCCAACATACCACTCCTGACTTGACTGTGACCCAGTATATTCACCTGTCTTTAAAAAATTATAAAACTCGTCGGACTCTATGTCTGGATATAAGTGAAACGTATTATCTCTTAGTTTTTGTGTTACGTTAATAATACTAAACCCCTTGTCTAAGAAGTTTTTAATTACCCAAGCACCAGTTTGCATTTCATGAACTTGAAATGTTCGCCGTCGCAACCCAGGTCTAAGGCTAACAGGTGTGTAATCATCGTGATACGTGTCTTTACTGGGAATATAATCGAGTCCTGTAAACTGTTGCTCCTCGCCATCGTAGCCAAAGCGAGGTCTCCCCGCCTTAATCCAACTTGGGTAGTGTATGACAAAAAACTGCGGATGGAAATGTATGTACTGATCTTTAAAGTCCAGTAGGTGGCACATTAATTTTACATTATTTTCTTTGCAAACGGCAATGGCTTTGTCGTACATGTTTCTGTCTTGACTACAGTGCCCAAGACTAACAACAACGACCCATTCAGAATCTGCCGATACTTCTGCAAATGCTTGGTCTAAATCAGAACTTTCTAATACCTGAAAGTCAGTATCGAACGGCAACTGTTGATGAAACTGTGCAATGTCCTTGATACGCTCTTGGTATTCTGGATCACAATCTGCTATAGGGTTATAACGTATTAGATATTTCATTCTACTCTTAATTGTTGAACAAAGTCCCACTCTGGGCCTGGCAACTCTTTAGCAGTTGCAAGTATGACTCTACCATAACACACACGTGGATCATGTGGCCAATTTATATTATATTTACGAAGGAAGTATGCTTGGTGTTGATAAAACCATTCCACAAACCCGTGTCTGTTTTCGTATATATGACTGTTGTCTGTAAACCACCACATACAACCACTAGTAACGTCTTCCTGTATACGACAACTTGTTGACAAACTTGTGTCATCTTTGTAGTACCAAGTATTGTGTGGTGTTCTGCCTACATGACTAAAGTCTGCTTCTAGGTAATTCTCACAAGGTTCAGTTGTATAACACTTGTAATCATCTGGCTCCATTTTAATTCTCTTACCTGGCGGAACCCACTGTACCTTTTTAAACACTACTTCTCTTGGCCCTTCCCATAAACTCTCCAAATAGTGTATGTCGTTGTGTAGTGTTAATAGTTTGTCTGCTTGTTTGTGATTGTCTTCTATGTACCTGTGTATTGCATTGACTGAGTCTTGATTAATCACACTAAAGTCTAATTCAGGAATGGATTCTATATGTGTGCTAATCCTCGCTTTATATATGTCAGGATCTTCTTCTAATCGTCTAGGGAAGCCAAAGTCGTTGGGGGGACCTTCAATAGTTTTTATACACTCTGCCCACTTCTGTGCATAACTGTGGTTGTTTAATTTAAACTCTACGTCTATGGTGTCTGTAACACGTTCAATATGACTTAGTGTTATGATTGCTCGTTTATACATCTACAGTAATAGAGGTTATCTATGACCCTTCATGTTCATAACGATATCGTAAAACTCTTTCTTAAGAGGAGCATGATCATCAAACGCACCACGCATAATAGCAGTAGTCATATCTGACTCATGTTCTTTAACACCTCTATGAGTCATACAGTGATGTTCTGCTTTAACTATAACAGCAATGTTAGGAGTCTTTGCATACTTAATTAATTCTTCTGCAATCTGTGTGGTCATCTCTTCCTGTATTTGAGGACGCTCTGCAATGTGATGCACAAGACGATTAAACTTGCTTAGTCCGATAACTTCATCTTCTGGCAGTACACCAATCCAACACTTACCTACAATATTCTGAAAGTGATGTGCGCAAGTTGACCTAACGCTAATGGGACCGCTTACATACAAACTCTTGTAACCCATGTTGGGAAAACTTGTTATTCTTGGACGAGGCACATACCTACCATTGAAAGTTTCATGTACAAACATCTTAGCAACACGTTTAGCAGTTTCCTGTGTGTTGTGGTCATTGTCTGTGTCAATAACGAGTGCATCTAATACATTCTGCATTGCATCTTGTACTTCTGTTTGAAGACTGTCTAGTTCACCTTCTTTAATATATTCACTGATATTGTCGTTAGAATGGAATCTAACACCTGCGACTTTAAGACGTTGTCTAATTACTTCTGCTGTTGATAGTTTCATTGTATCTCCGAGTTAACAAGAGGGGGAGTCTCTTTAATGTTGTATTATACGATATTTAGATAATCAAGTCAATGTTTAATATTAAGTTGTCTACAGTCTGGGTAGTTGTAATGGTGATCTTCTTGAATTGTTAAGAGTTCGTTGACCAGACGGAAGCCTGCTACTTCGCACTGTTCTGGAGTCATATAGTAATGGAAGCCTGGCTCCCAGTCTGTTTGTTCTGACCACTTTTGGTGACTAAACAAGTCTCTGCCATCGTAACGCATGCGGCTTGCACGTTCGTATAGCTCTTTGTCGTCAGTTAATATAGCACCACCAAAGCCCAATGGTAGTGGTTTGGTCCTACCAAAACTTAAACATTGGGTTTGTCCTGGTTCGTACATGTCACGCTCTAAGAACCTAGCACAGTCCCATATATTAGTGTTATGAAATTGATATTTGCCACGCCATTGCTCGTCTATCAACTCGTAAGCTATGTCGAGTTTGTGCATGGTCATCACAACACTCACATAGGTAAATGCTGTAAATCTAACAGGTTCTGTGGGTGGTCGTAATCTAAGTGCTATTTCTATTGCGTGGGTGCATCTATCAGTTGTTACTGCGTAAGGTGCGCCAGTGTATGCGGCTAGTTCCTGTTCGAAATCACGTATAGGTTGCCAGGGACTGACGTCCTCATCATACGTTTCCATATCGACCTACGTTTTCCCAAGGGTAAACTAACCAAATATCTTCTTCCATTTTATTTACTTCGTCGCCGTGATAGCTGACGTGTTGGAAATTACTAGACAAGTTTTCCGTTAGTACTGCAAACCTAACATTGTGTTCCCAGACAGTCCCCCAACTGGATTCCTCAGGGTAACAACATTGTTGCCACTGATGTTTAAGGTAATTAAATGTAGCACCAGAATCATTAATGTCGTCCACAATAAGAATGTTTTTTCGTTGTGAGATATCCCATCGTGTTTTCAATACTACTTGTTCAGTTTCCGACACATACCCAAATGCTTGTCGTGCAAGTTGACAATTAGTTTCGTTCTCCTCACCAGGCTTGTTGTCTCGTAGTTTAATTTTTAGTGACTCGCATTGAACATCTAACATATTGCTAATAATAGTAGCAGGGATATTACCACCACGTGTGAGACCAACTACGATGTCCGGCTTGTAGTTAGATTTATACATGTCTATAACTAGCTCTGTACATATGGTTTCAACGTCCCGCCATGAATAATATTTCTTACGCATGCTTGCTCCTGTCTCTAATAGTTGAAATTAATTTACTGCATCCAAAGTACTCGTCTTTAAGTTTCGTTAATTGTTGTTCCAGTGCTGGCAAATAGTCACTGTGGTTTTCCATAACTATAGTAATGGCATCACATAGATCAGTCTTGTGTTTCTGGTAACTGTCCCAGTTAGTAGTCCATTCGCTTGGATACTTAAATTTGTCTACAGCCATTTCACTGTAACTTAGCCTGCCAGGCACCATGGGAACAGCATTAACTAATGCGCCTTCATACCAACTTATACCAAGTGTTTCTTGCAAGTTAGCACTAAACACAATTTTAGCCGACCCTAATAAAGTATGGTACTCGTCTTTGCTAAGTTGCTGTTCTTGACACATCACAAACTTGTATTGTGGCAGGGACTTTTGCAGGTCTTTAAATATCTCTGGTTGTTTTTCTGGAGCAATACGATGTGGGAAAAGTATTATGTCTCGTTTTTCTAAATTACTGTATGGCGCAAGAGTTTCTACCATATACTCCATGGGCCAACCAGTGCGAGTTATCTTGCCATCACTAAACATTCCATCAGCCCATATAATACGCTCAGGATAATTGAGTGTGTTGTGAAACATTTTGATATGAAACACACTAGCAAAGAAGTTATGATCAAACACTTCGTACATACTTTTTTCAGCATGTCTGACCCAAGGCTTGTCACCAATAAGTCTTCCTAAAAAGTCTTCTGGATCATAACTACCAGCATGCCACATACCACCTATTTTTATGTTGACACCCAACAACTCTGCCATATACTTTAACTGTATAACAGTAGGGTTCCAAGCATC